AAGCAGATCCACTATTAAACGCATCTGAATCCCATCCGTCCTTAAAAGTCTCAAATGTGTTAAAGCCACTATTAAACGCATCTGTTAATGATTTATACTCACCTTTACTCGCTTGCAATGCCGCTGCTTTGCTCGCATAATCATTAGCCTGAGAGGTTATACCTGAAAAATCAAAGCTGATAAATGGTAGCTTATTTAGCTGCTCGGCAATATTAGCAATTACATTTAGTGCAGTAGACAATAAATTGTAAAAAAACGACTGCACATTTGCAATCGAATTACCAAAAGCGGTTTGAATATTATGACCCAAAGCAAATACAACATTACTGATACCCAAACCAATATTAAGAACAGTTTTAAATAAATTTAAGAAAAATTGTATGGCTACGTTTATTCCACCACAAATAAGAGCAAATCCATTACTTGCTAATCCTGTAAATTCAGCTATAGCATTAGCTGCCATAAATACAACTGCTATTACACCAATTATAGCTAAGATTATCCAAGTTATAGGGCAGGCTAAAATAGCAGAATTTAATGCCCATTGTGCGATAGTACTAGCTATCGTCGCCAATTTATATGCAATTAATGATCCTGCAAGTATACCCAGGGCTATAGCAACTCCATATACCAGTGGACTAATTATAGACCAATTATCAACTATAAATTGACCAATAGGGGCTATTAAATCATATATCCAAACTAAAGAATTGGATACTGCTATAATAGCCATGTTGATGGAATTAACTAAAGAAGTAAAAGCATCACTGTTAGCTAATTGACTAAGTCTTTCTTGTATGGGTTTAAAAGCCATTAAAGCTGTATTTTTAATGGATGTGCCTATCTGAGCAAATGTCTTAGGCATTGACTCAAACTGAGCATTAGTTTTTGCTATTGACTCAACTGATAGCAAGGCATTTTTAACAATATTTGCAGTTACTTTACCCTCTCCAGCTAATGCCTTGAGTTCACCTTTGGCAACCCCCATATAATCAGCGATGGTAGCTATAATATTAGGAGCTTGCTCCAAAATACTGTTAAACTCCTCGCCCCTTAAAACTCCAGAACCCATTGCCTGAGTCAATTGGAGCATTGCCGCTGAAATTCCAGATGCTTCAGTCCCCGCAATAGTGAATTGTTTATTAAGCTGCTCAGTAAATGCTATTATTTCTGCTGATGAATTAAATGCATCTCCAGCCATAAGACCTAGTTTAGATACCGCATCAGCCGTTTCTTGAAAAGCTCCCCTGGAACGTTCCGCTGAAGCATAAATCATATTTTGCAATGTTTCTATGTCTTGTCGCCCATCATTCATCAGATTAAGTCTTGCAGTAGTAGAAGTTAATGTATCTGATATATTCAAGGTATTTTTTATACCTTGAATCCCCAAATACGCTCCTACTGCCCCTTTAATCAATCCTGTTAATTTACTAAAATGATTCTGCCCATCTTGGATTTTTCGATTGAACTTATCCTGACCATCTATGTTATCTCGGATATATTGCTCAGTACCATTCATCGTGTTTGATAATCGCATGTATGACTTATTTGCAGAATCAAAATCCATATCACTTACTGCATCATTGAGGGATTGTTGCTCTGATAATATCTCCGCAAGCTTACTTCTTAACGTTTCTAATTGGGGATTAGTTGATTCATTAACTTTCCAAAAAGGTATCTTATTTAACGCAACTATTTTACTCTTAATACCATCAATTCTTGATTGCACAGACGTAATATCAGAAATCATATTATCTGGTAATATATCCATCTGAGCTGCAGTACTTGATAATCGGTGTTGCTGTTCATGCATTTGAGACAATAAACTACTAGCACTTGCTAATTCTGAGTTAAATCTTTTAATCCCCGAATTAGTAAAAACCTCAAAATTAGGTGATACCCAATTGATATCACCAAACTTAGGAGGATCTATATGTGTGGATCTAATTTGTTTAAAAGCATTATCCAATGCTTGAGCATCTATCGTAGCCTGATTTAAACTATCACGTATGTTATTAAATTTTTTAGTATCTAATGGATCATTAACACTTTTATTTAATGACTCCATAGCTTTAACACTTAAGTTTACGGACTCAATAACATTATGTAGGGTAACACTAAAATTATCATGCAACTCTATTGAAGTTTGTAACAATATATCTCCCCCTTCAATTTAATTTTAGTTATCTTCTCTTTTTAGTTTGACTTTCTATTTTTTTCCGCTCTTTTTTCTCGCTATCGACCTTAATGTCTATACAAGCAATAACAAAAGCTTTTTCATTATCATCCATATCTAAAAATACAGAAGGAAGGATCTTAAGTTTCAGAAGGGCATAGTAAGCATAATTTGCTTCTCCATCCCCTCCTAATATTAGTTTTTTGCTTCTTCTACCTTTTCATTTAAATCTATATCAAACCCATTGTAATCTTGTACAAACCAAGCAAGCTTTTGATATTCCGCTGGATCATCAATCATTTCCTGGATTAATTCTTCTGGAGTATACACTCCGTATGAATCCTGTAAATCTTTATCTAATAAATTTGGCTCTATTACACAAGCACAAATAATTTTTGATATGTATTTATTAGAATCTAATCTTTGTCTAAAAACATTTGGTTTACCCTTTACAGGAACATCTATAGTACAAACCTCTTTAATTTTTTCATTTTCCTTAGTAGTTAAAGCTCTAATAGTAAATTTGACTGGTTCTCCGTGTTCATCCAATAAGGATTTAGTAGGAGCATATGTTGTATTTTCCTTGAGGATTTTGCTTTGCTTCATAAAGCAGCTAAATTTAGACATATTAAATCATCCCTTCCATCGTTTTAAACTCTTCTGGTATTTTAAATCTTTCAAACGTAAAATCCATGCTTTCATCTAGATACTCTCCATCTGCATCAAACTTTGCTAATATTCCACCATCTATGTTGCAATCATATAAAACTACAGTTTGACGTCCAACAGTACTAGTAGGATCTTCATTTGTAATTTGAATATCAAAATAAATGTCTTCTCCTGTATCTTGATATCTCTCCATTAACTTTCTGAAAATTGAACTATTGTAATGAAAAGTTGCCGACCCTGTACCTTCAAATCCAGTACTTTTATTACCTTTTCCTGTTTTACCTAAAATAGGTACTTTGGTCTTAGTCTTTTCAAAATTTGCTTCAAGGTTAATAGCTTGCATAAAATTATATCTATTACCTTCAATTGTTACGTAGCATTCAGCGAGTGATGCAGTTATTGCATTTCTAGCATGCATTGTTATATTACTCATTTCAACTCCCCCTTTTACCCAACTTTAACCGACATGTATAATTTAGTCATTGTATTTATAACCGTAACGGCATTATTAACAACAATAGACTTTTTATGATTGCCTTGAGAAATTGTTATATCTTTATCGGAGAAATTCTCAATAGCTCTAATATCCTTAAGTTCTTCATGCAACTTCACAATGGCAGACCAAAAAGATATCCTACCTGATTCATCATTAGGAACACTGCCCATAAACTTAGTATTAAATATTGAAGCAGTACCAATTGCTATTTGATCGATAAGCCTTATTGTCTGATTATCCTTAAAATTTTCATCTTCTTCTAAAGTAACAGTAACTTTAGAGTTAATATCATCTAAAACTCTTATATCATCTAAAACTTTATGATAAACAAACTCACCTGACAAAATAGAATCAGCTAATTGGTTTTGAGTGTAATTTGTATCTACTTTAAACTCCCCATTATAAATTTTATTTTGGTTTGATTTATTAACCGCACACCCTGCAATTAATCCTGTTGTGAAGTAAACCATTGAAGATTCAATATCTCCTAAAACTCTATTTTTTACGTTAACAACTCCCATATAATCAGCTGCACAATCATGTATAACTAATTGAAATTTATTTCCTACTTCATCCCTAAGCCGCCTACAAAAATTTGAATATAAAGATTTTATAGTATCATCTGTTGTAAGAACTCCCATAGCATTAAAACTATAAGACTCTATTTTATTTAAATAAGATTGGTGGGACGCTCCATTTACTGTTCCATTACTTCCTCCAACTAAAGGCACTCCAGCAGTAGCATTTAAAACTAGATTATCTTTAAAATCTACATAATCATTAGATACAAGCTCTTCTTTGTCTGCTACAATTTGAGTATCAACAACTGAATCATCAAACATTGTTACTACATCAAATTTAGATGTATCATCAATATTAACTTTAATCACTATTTTTAAATCATTGCCCCGAATCCCACAATATTTAGCAATAGCAAAAGCATTAGATGCTTTAATTCCATCACTAGTTAATTTATAGCAATAAAGAATTCTTATATTTTTAAATAAATCCCTTAACCCTTTGAGCTTTTCATGAGTATAGTCATATCCAAAAATTTTAATTGAGTTTTTTATCATGTCATCATAAGTAACTTCAAAAACTTCATTGTCAATACCCCAATCTAACTCTAGGGGCATTGTCGCTAATCCTCTTTCTGATATAATAGGGCTAGCAGAAGAAACAGAAACAAAATTTATGTATGTTCCTGGTAAAACTTTATTTTGAGTTACAAAACTTCCTCCACCTAGAGCCATTAAACGACCTCCCTTTTCATAAAAACATCAATAATGTCTTTAACCTCGCTAATTTTATATCTTTGTTTCACATCAAGCAATTCAGTCAAAATATCTCTACTGGAACTAAACATTTTACTGTTTATGATTTGTTCTTTTGTAAACCTAACTTCAACTTCTGTTTCATTATCTCCAACAACTACAGTAGATTCTTTAACTTCTCCTACAGCGTCTTTTTTCAACTCTCCTCACCTCTTAATCGTAATATTATTTTTAATATCTTCCATGTAAGTATCACTTTGTGATCTTATATTAAACGTTTTATAGTTAACATAAAAATTCAGCACAGAATCAATAATATCGTATTTCATGTTCCATCCTCTTTGTAAATGTCCATCAACTTCTATAACTTCTAGGCATTTAAACAATCTTTCTCCCACTTCATGACATTCTGAATTTTCATTTCCTTTATTAGGAAAATAATTTATACAAAATTGAAAGTCTCCAAAATATCTTCTGCCTAAAAACACGTTGTTGCTTGAATTAAAATTATAAATAAAAAAACAAGGTTCATTAAAACCTTGTTTTATAGATTCAGTATAAATTTCATATTCATCGCCAAATTCAAAGTTTATTGATATACTAATACCGCTAATAAGTGAATTTACCATTTAAACAATCCCTCTATTTTTTTAAAGCTTTAAGTACAAAATTATGAATAACAATACGCATGACTTGTTTTACATCATTTTCAGCCTTTTCAAGCATAAACTTACCTTCAACCCATCCTCGATGATTTTTAGTTCTGTGCCCTTTCTCAACATAAATCGCATAAGGCACAGCATTATATACATCTATCGTAACACTTTTGGGGTTAGATTTTACTTTTGACAATTTCCAACCACGTTTTAAAGTTCCACCATTCTTCGGACGTTCTGGAGTTCTTTTTACAACATTCCTAAGCACCCTACCACCAAGTTCTTCAGTTATATCTTCCATAAGCGTATAAAACTTACTTGCAGGAAACACCCCTCCAAACTCCTTTTTTAACTTCTTAAGACTTTCAAAATTAAAACTTCCCACATTAACTCCATCCTTTAAATAATTCTAAAATTATCTCTTGGTGTGTTGTATAAACAGCTGCTTCTCCGCTATTTTTATATTCCTGTGTGATTCCATTTTGGTTAACGATAATTTTACTCCCGGCTCTAATAATTACATCTGGAGAAAGAATCAAACTTATAGATTGAGCCAAAACAGAAAAACTCTGAGTATCAGAAGTACTTGTAACATTTTTAAAAGAAAGCTTACAAGGTTCATTTTCTAATACAATCACTTCTTCAAATCCAGTAGTTTTATCTTCGTTTTTAACCTTTCTATATTCAACAACGCTCAAAACTCCAATATACATTGATTCTTTGGCTTTTCTTATTTTTACCATCTGATTTTGCGATAACATGAAAAATCGATCTCCTTACTAATTAAATGATTAATCAATTCATCAAGTATTTGTTCTGGAGTTTTAGCAGCATCTGTAAAAGTTATATTTGTATCTCCTTCTTGTATTTGCTTAATAGGCGTCTCTAAATCTATAAATTCTAAACTCTTAGGATCGATTGTCTTTTTCTCTAAAAGAAATCTTCCAACAACATTATCTACAAGAGAAAGTTTTAAAGATCCTGGTATGTCTGATATATTGCAATCAATTTTAATAAGATTTCCTAACTTCTCAGTTAAAAAACGAATTATATATAAATCATTATGACTAACTTTATATCCAAAGTATTCTAACCTTCGAATAACTAAATCTTCCATGTTTTAACCTTTAGATATAATTCTAGCTATCGCTATAGATTTATGGGATATAGATTTATCACCATCATTAATTAAACTCCAGTTTGCACCATTGGATAAATCATCGTTCGAAGCAGATGCAGTTATTGATGCAGGCTTTTCGAAACTAATCCCATCCACACCACAGATAAATCTATCTCTGACATATAAAGTATCCTGTCCCCCTTTTGTCTTAGGATCTCTAGACATTTCATACGGTACAGAATCTCCTATATCATCTAAAATTATTGCACCAGTACCTAATACATATGTTGTATATGTTGGGGTAGATCCAGCCTTATTCACATCACTTACAGGCATATTATCATCAATTAAAACAAGTCTTCCATTCCACGTAGCTAAAGACAATTCTCTTTCAATTCCATCCGAATCTGTTTGTGTCATATATTTTAAAAGCTTAAGATTTTCTAAATTTGTTGCTACCTCAGAGTGCATAATAACAAGTTTAAAAATATTTTTGTTATCTCCACATGCTTGCTGAATCGCTTTATTTAATGTATAAGCATTAACTTTACTGTCATCACCTGTCTTAGTACTTAAATCATATGTATGTTTTTCTATAAACTCTTTTGCGGATTTTTCCTGGACTGTTCCAGTGCCTGTAGTCATAGAGAATATTCCTTTTAACATAGCTAACAATATATTTTGTTTAACTTCCATTTTATAATCAGCTACTTGAGCCGCTACGTTATCCATAAAGTCAACACCAGCAGTTATGTTTTTACTAAAGCTTCTTTCTGTCCAGCCGTCCATTCTGCTCGCAACGACAAAGCCTTGTTCAAACGTAGTTGTATTTGTGGATGATATATCTGTTGCTCCGTCATTGTTTTGTGATGTCTCACCTGTTATTCTCCCAAAATACGGTACTCTAACGTATAAAGAACCTGTCTGATTAGATAAAGCACTTGCAGCTTGATCATTCTTTCCAACGGCTGTGCTTTTTATTAATTCGTTCTTAGTTACATTTGGTATCCTATCCACATAATGCCCAAAAGCTAATGGATTAAAAGTTTTAGAATCAAATTTCATAAATACCTCCTATTTATTCAAGTTTAAAATCCGGATTATTTTCCATGAATGAAACCAACTCAGAATATGTCATATTTTTCACATCTGTGTTTTGCCTGTCCAATAAAGACTCATAAGGTTTTAAACCTTTTACCATTGTTTCGTGTGAATTAAATAAATAAGGCTCACTCTCTTTTATTTTTTTAATTTGATCTTCAAGTCCTTTTATTGTTCCATCTTCTTTGATATCAAACTTTTCAACCTCTTCAAGTAAAGCTTTAACAGATTTGTTATTTTTAGCTCCTGCACTAGATAAAGCTTTATCAATTGCAGAATCTATTTTAAATTTCTTCATTTCTGCCAAATATTCTTCTTCTCTAGATTTATTATCCTTTTGTAATTGTTCAATCTGTTTCTTTAATTCTTCACTATCACCACTAGATTTTTTTAAATCCTCTAGTTGTTTATCTCTCTCTTTAATACCTGATTCTAATTTCTTTTTTTCACTGTTCACTTCGTCGAATCTATATTTAGGTATGTAATCTTTTAATTCTTCAAGTGACGCTGTTTCACACTTCTTAGCAGTTTCTTCATCTAATCCTAATTTAATAAAATCATTTAATTTCATAATTTAATCCTTTCAAAATCATTTTTTAACCCAGTTCAGTCTGGTATTTTTTGACTTGTTCTTTTTCGTCTGCAATACCAAAAAGACGCACAAAAAAACACCACCAAATCTCAGTAGTGTTTTAAAATTTAATTATTGAACCCAAAATAAACATTCTCTCGCATCTTGTAAAAATTTTTTAGCTTTATCCATGCGTGAATTCTCACTAAGAAAATATATACCTTCAGGTTTGATTTTAAAATTATCTTGTATATTAATACGGTCATCTAAAACAAAAATATTTTTAAATAAGATTACTCCTTCAACATATCCAGAATAACATAATTCACGAATAATATACTCCCAATAACTATCTGGTATATTAACTTTCAGAACTTCACGTAAATTACATACATCAACCCTCGCTCCATTCTTCAAGCAACTATATAAATAAGATAATATCTTAAATACTATTACGTCAAAATCATCTTTTGCCATTTGTAACATTCCTTCTAACACAGATCTGTATAACTTTATTTCTTTTGCTCATCATTCTGATTCTGAGATGCTTTAATACGCTCGTCAATCTCATCTATTATACGACGTCTCCTATCTGCTTCTTTCAACATCTCATTTAGTTCTTCGTCAGTCATTTTTTTAAATTCAGAAGCCCAACGTTCCTTAATAGATCTAGGTCTTCTAAACTCTAATCCGTAAGTCCTTTCAAATGCTTCTTTTAACATATTCCTTTCTTCTTCTGTCATGCTAACCCAGTGCTTCTTTTCATCACGATATAATCTTTTCTCAAGTTCTCTATACTCATTTATCATCTTTGACTACCTCCAGAAATATTCTATTGGCTTCTATTTTTAAAACCCTATATTTAAGACCTCTAGCAAGCAATAACTCATTTTCATTTTCGTATGCACCATTATATCCTAAATACGCAGACACAGTTCCCATGGGAACCTTTATTTCAACCATAAAGTCTGTTCCAAAAAAGGTCGAAAAATCTTCCGCTACACCTTCATCAAATGAAGTACTATAAAAACATTTAATGTCAAAGACATCCCCAACTTCATAATTTTCAAAGTAATCCCTATATGTCCCCTTATAAACTATGACATCATCTAAAAGTTCAAATTTATCTAAAGCACTATCAATAAGCGAAATTTTATTAGCAATCTCTTCTTCACTCACAGAACCTTTACCAAGGGCTTCATTAATATCTTCATATCCATTTTCTGAATAATCCTTAATTACATCAGCTTCAGCATCACTAAGTCTATTATACCATTTATTACTTAATTTTTGATAGTCATTAATTTCTTGATTATTAAGAACCCTATATTCAATTTCATTCTTCTCTAGATCTGTTCCATCGATGTATTGTCGTTTCCAATCTTTATATCTCATATTAGATGGTATATATATCGTATTCCCATCTCTATCTGTTGCAACACGTTCTCCAACACCATAGTCATCATAATAAGGAACTATAATTGATCTACATCTGGGATGAAATGGTGGAGCATTCACTCCTATCTCCATATCTTTTAAACTAAATACTTGTCCATCAAAATCTTGACAAATTGGAGATGTTTTCGAATCCAATACTGCTACAACTTCATATTGTTTTATATTTAGTTCCTCAAAAGCCTTTTTTTGAGATACGGTATGAAAAAATGCCACCTCAGTCATAACCAGACGGGCAGCATTTGATTTTTGAGTATTAAATTTATTAGCAAAGCGTTCTATTAATTTTTTGGGCGGCCTACCCAAAAAAACATTTTGGATTAATTCATTTTGTAACTCATTAACTAACTTATCTCTATTTCCCCATATCCTGGCAGAAAAATTTTTTCCATCTCTTGCCCAAGGCTTAGATATTAATTTATCCAATAGAGTTTCATCAACTCTATCTATCGGAAACCCAACATTAAAACCCTTCTGTACTTCGAATATAGTTTGATAATAATTTTCAGCAAATACATCTCTTAAGGTTTTATCTAATTTATCCACTTGATTACCAAAAACTAATTCAACTTCTTGCTGTAATCTTAGTTTTAAAGCTTGTAATCGAGTTACATGGAATTTAGCCGATGCGTTTTCAAGTTCTTTCATCCACCGAAGGTTAATTGCATTTTCTCTACCAGCTGCTATATATTGCTTAACATCCCATTTAAACTCTTCCAATTCTTTTGAATTTAATAATAATTTAGCATCATGTATATCCAATGAATTATTAACAGCAAATCTTCCATACCAAGCTTCAATTTGTTTTTCAATTTCTCTTTGAGCTTTAATCAAACTCTCTTCTATGTTTTTATAGGCTTGGTAACCTTTCTTGTATGAAGATTTCTCAAGTTCAATAAATCTATTTTTCCAATAATTATTCATCTTCAGGCTCTTCTTTTTCAAAACCGTAACTATCTAGTTCTTTATCCTTCTGAGCTTCTAGTCTTACAAGTTCTAATTCAACATCAGATATCCATGGATGCTGGGCAAGAATTGTTTCATTAGATAAAATTCCCATAGATTTAACACAATTTTCAATCGCTTCACTCTCAGAAATCAAAATGTCTCTGTTAAATATAAATTCAACTACTTCATTTTCAAAATTACCTAAACCTTTAATATTAAAATGTACATTTATAAACCATAACAATTCCTCAAAGGAAGCTTGAAATTCTGTTTCTAACGAATTTGTATCTAAATCAATATCAGAATACATAGATAAAATATTCATCTGGTTAGGGGTGCCAGATAATCTATCGTCCTTAGCATCATAACCCATCGAGTTTTCTATAATGGCTTTTTTAAATATTTCTAATATAGTTCTATAGTTTTCTGAATTAACCTCAACATGTAGAGAATCCACGCCTCCATTTGTAGATGAATCGGTTCTAACTTTTACTGCTCCATATGTAGCTAGATTACGTCTGAACTCTCCTAGATTTTCACCGTCATAGTTCTTGATTATAAGAATCGTATTTCTAGAGTCTTCTTCCATTTGGTTTTGAAAATTAGATTCTAATAAATTTAATCCATCTTGAAGTGTTTTAACCATTTTAATCAATGGTATTTCTTTGTGATTATATTTGAATGGAATTATAGGTATCTTATACCAATTGTAAAAATGCTCAACTCCATCTTTAATCCGGATTAAATAATTAGTATGATAGGGTTCAACTAATTTTAAATTACCTCCCACAAATTCATAATGATCAATGCCTAAGTCAGAGTACACTTCAACTTTTTCTACAGTTTCATAAAATCCATTTTTGAAAACTTCAACATTAAAGAATCTAATTAAATATTCTAACTCTGTGTGCTCTGAATCAAGCCAATGTGGTATAACCTCAAAAGGTTTAAATCGTTTAAAACTTAGCTCTCCTAGCTCATTATAATACACAAATAAAAATCCAATACCACAATTAAGAGAATCTTCAGCAATGTTTTTAATGATTCTTTGAAACCTTTTATTAAAAATAGATTTCAGTAATTTTAAGTAAGTTTTATTTTCACATTCTATAGTTAGTGGTTTAGCCAATAAATAATCAACCTTTTGATTAACCATCTTTCTGTATTGATTATCTACAATACGATTATTAGGTATGTTATGTACTTCATTTAGTTCTCCATTTTCTCCTATAGCTGTTCTAGTTCTTTTCAAAATATCATGAAGTCCTAAATAATAACGTTCTCCATCTATCATCGCTTTTCTTATCATAGAAAATTTAAATTTATTAATTTCACTAGTTAAAAAACTAATATCTCTTAGAATATTTTTCACCTCCCTTTTATAGCTCTATATATTGACAAATTATATCGAATTCGATATAATTATAATTATTAAATTAGAAATGGGGTATATAAGTGCCGGTTATATCATCATTTTATGGCATCATCATATGCATGAACTGGAATGAGCACAATCCACCACATTTACACGCTGAGTATCAAAATTACAAAGCCGTATTTAATTTTGAAGGTAAATTAACTGAAGAATAAATGAGCACCAAACATCAAAAACTTATTATCGCTTGGATCAAAATACATAAAGATGAACTCATAGCAAATTGGAGCTTAATGAGAGAAGGGGATTATTTTAACCAAACAATACAAAAAGGAGCCTATACAATGAACAATATACCAATGTGGGTTGTTACAAAAGTAGAACCTACACCCGATTATAAGCTAATACTTAATTTTTCTGACGGATCAACAAGAATATTCGATTTCAAACCACTATTAGATACAAAAATATTTGAACCTCTAAAAAACCCCGTGCTATTTTCTAAAGCCAAAATAGAGTGTGGTACTGTCGTGTGGAACGACGATTTAGATATATCTCCAGAACACTTATATGAAAACAGCACTATAATAGACTCTCCAAACCATACATACAACCAATTTATCTACGATTTTATACAACAAAGAAAATCCAATAATATGACTCAACAAGATTTAGCAACTGCTTGCAATTTACCTCAATCAGCTATAGCCCGAATCGAAAACAAAAGTTCTTCCCCACAATTAAACACTCTACTCAAAATAATAGATATTTTAGGATGTGAATTAAAAATAATACCTAAATCCTCTAAAAAAGAACAAGATTAATAAAAGCGGCTGTTGCGTTTTTTTGCAATAGCCCCTATTATTAATCAAAACTAAATATATCACCTCTTATAAACCCTTCTAGTGCGTATCTCATAGCATCCATCAAATGATTAAAATCATCAATAGGCTTATTAATCTTTTGACCTGTCCTCTTATCGACATCCCAAGTATAGTTGCTGATCTCAATCAAAAAATTCACACATTTGGGATGTATTACAATTTTAAATCCCTGTATATAATCAATACCATTATTAACACTATCTCGACCTTTTCTAGCTCCTCTAATCCTATAGAGACCTAATACTCTAAGCCTATCAATAGATTTAGGTTCAGCACTATCAGCTATTATTCTTTCTTTTGCATACCCTTGTTTCAATATCTCATTATATATATCCTCATTAGACATACTCTTTTGGTACATCTCATCAAATACATAAATAATCTTATTAGCATTATCAATAAGTCCACAAAACAAAGCTGATGGATCGTTGGTGTAACCAAAATCTAATCCAAACGCTGATTGTATACCTGATATTTTTAGCACTTCATTCAAATCAAAACTCTGCTCTACCCAATTATCATATACAAGTCCATCAACTATACCCCACTCACCTAATCCAGCGACTTTATATCTTTTAGGATTATTGATCTTCATAGTCTCAAACACTCTTAAATCAGATTTATCTAGCCACTCATTACACATATAATTTGTCGTCATAGCTAAAATTTCATCATCCTTAGTATCAAAAAACCTTTTCTTAATCCAATGCTTTTCATTCCAAGGATTTAGTGTGAGAGTAATTTGTTTAAATAAAAAAGGAGCAGCATCTAAGCTACCCCTTATAGATTCGTCCAAAACATTAAAATCATCTTCATTGCTGATCTCATAGGCTTCCTCAAGCCACATCCAACATAAATAACCAACCTCAACTGTGATCGATGTTACTTTAAATGGATCATCTAAACCTCTAAAATAAATCCTTTGCCCTGTAGGTATGTATATAATCTCCAAAGGACTCTCTTTAATATCAAAATAATCCTGTACACCTAATCTATTTATAGCCCATTTAAGCTCCGTAAAACACGAATCCTTAAGTGTCCTATAAGTCTTACGTACAACCAATAGATTAGCTTTAGGATGCTTCACAAGATTAACTATATAATACAAAGCTGTAGTCTTATATTTCTTGCTAGCTCTACTACCTTTAACAACTCTATACCGTCCTGTAAACTCCCAAAAATCCTTATACCCCTTACCTACAACATCTTTTAAAGATATCTCTACCATCAAATCAACGCCTTCTAGGCGATTTTAGCATATATATTTAGCTCTGGTAAATGCTCGCATGTCCAAATACAACACATAATATTCCAGATATACGCAGCACGATGATCTTCATCATCATCACCCCTCATGTACTTAAGATAATGCCTAGTACCACTATCAATATACACATTAGCTGGTATACCTTTTTGCCAATTATGGTCTCCATATTTAATTGCACCTAAGCCAAACCTATGACTAACATCCAACAAAACATTATATATATCTTCATTCATCTCTAATTTTAATAAATCAATAAGATGCTCTACTTCTCCCGATACTTTAAAATTATGTATTAAATTTAAAATTCTATCATCTTTTAGCTTAGCAACAATATCGAGAGGTAGCAAATCACATCTACCCTTACCTTTTATAGATTCTCGCACAGCACCACTTTTAAAAACTCTTAAACCATCATTTTCATCTACACAGTTTAAAAAATTCTCTGAATTCTTAAACATACTGATACCTCCCTATAAGTCCTCTTTTATAACAATAGGTATGTTTCCGTCTATCTTCACTTTCTCTTTATACATACCATATCTTTTACCCAAAAGTTCTGCTGCTCTTATTTTCTCTTTTTCATCTGGCGGTTTATTAATAACCTTAGAAGAGGAACATCCATCACCAGTACCTTCAACCACAACAATGCAAGATCTAGATTCTCCACGCATAACAGAAGTTAGATATTCCATTATTTCTTTCGCGTCTGCTATCTTATCACTACATATTTTATCTAAACGATTATTTAAATAAGTCTTAACATTATCAAGAGTTAATAAGTGGTGTCCAATAGATTTAGCTGTCTTTTTGCTGTATCCTGCTCTAATTGCTGCTTGAGTAGCATTAGAATCAAGTAAATATTCTTCAACAAATCTTATCTGTTTTCGCGTCATCCCTCTCCTCCTCGTTATCACAAATTTTTACATTCTAATTATCTCACATTATCATACGGAAATAATGGGAAATTTACGGAAATTTACGGAACATTTAGGAACTTTTGGGAAATTTACGGAACTTTTAGGAACTTTTGGGAAATTTACGGAACTTTTTTAATATCTTTACTAAAATCACATTCCATCTTTACTCACTTAAATACAAAAAGTGGTACTTGCTTAATAGCAATACCACTTCATAAACTTTTTTTATTTTTCATACCTTTTTAATCTATATAATATTTCATCCATATCCGTGATATTTAATACTTTTCCATTATCTCCAATCCTATAGTCGATCTTATCTAAGTCTAACTCTTGACATGAATCCAATTTAACAAAACTATCTTTTATAAATGGTGGTTTAAAATTTATTAATCTATAATTATCCTTAAATCCTAATTTATGTTCTTTACCCTCAACAGATGATACTGTTAATACATTTATCTTATTTCCATTAACTCCTACAACTAAATAAGGACGTTTCTTCGGAATTCCTTTTCCATCTATATATTTAATTCTTACCCAAATACACTGCCCTATTTTCAAAATATAACAAGTTCTCCAAACTCATCTAAATATATACTATAACAATTTTCATCTAATTCATTTAAAGTAAAGTCATACAATTCATCCATTATGCTATAAGATTCTCCATCAACTATAAAGGTTGCATCAATATTTAAATTATTAGGGTCATAATAAAATGTAATACCATTTATAACTTCAGTTTTCTTATTCTTATCTCTATTTCTATAACTATCAATTATATTTTTAATTATAGGTAATTCTTTCTTAATGTTATCATTCGATACAATACAATAGTTTTCACCATCAACATATGAATCCTTCCAAAAATCAAATTCATGATTTAAATCAGATAATTCTTTCGCTGACAATTTATCAAATATGTTTAATGTAATATCTAATGCCTCAAGTTCACATTCTGAAAAATTGGGCTTAAAAGATTCACTTTCCTTTTTTAAACCTAAGTAATCATTTTTATATTTAAGCCTTACAGAATCAACCACACAACCATTCTTAAATGCGTATAGTC